GGTGCGTAATGCCAAAGACCCGCAACGCATGTACAACTACCAGTGCTCTGCGGCTACTGAGCTTTCGGCTTTAGCTCCGCGGGCGCCGTTCATCGGGGCTAAGGGGTCGTTTAAGTCCAGCGAGTCACAGTGGCGACAGGTCAACAACAAAAACTTCCCGTACATCGAATACGACATTGTAAATGGCCCCGGTGGCGTAGCGCTCCCGCCTCCCGACCGGAACGTGGCCGAGCCCGCCATCCAGGGCGCTGTGCTCTTGATGCGTGCGGCCGGCGACGACCTCAAGGCCTCACTTGGTATCTATGATGCTTCTCTCGGCGCTCCTGGCCCTGAGCAGTCAGGTAAGGCGATTCTAGCTCGGCAGAAGCAGGGCGACATCGCGACGTTGAATTTCAGCGATAACCTGGCCCGCTCGATGCGGGTAGTCGGCCGCATTGTGCTTGAGATCATCCCTAAGGTTTTTGACGTGCCTAAGATCCAGCACATTATTAACCCCGACCAGTCGGTAAAGTCAATCGGTATCTTCAACTCGACCAACTATTCGCCTGAAGAGGCGCAGCAACTCCTCTCAAATGATGAGAAAGTTATTCCCCAGCTGTTTGATATTGGGGCCGGTAAGTACGATACTACCATCTCGATCGGGCCGTCCTACCAGTCTAAGCGTGCTGAAGCCCAGGCTTCCGTACAAGCCCTAGTTGAGGCCTACCCGGTCATTATGCAGTATGCTGGTGACCTGCTTGTGGCTAACATGGACTGGCCGTATGCCCAGGAGATCGCAAAGCGGCTCAAGAAGACGATCCCGCCAAACCTCATCGACCAGAATGACCAGTCCATCGAGGCTCAACTGCAACAGGCTCAAGCCCAAGTACAGAGTCTGACGCAACAGAGTCAACAGCAACAGCAGCTCTTATCTCAGCAGCATGATATCATCACCGGCAAGACTGTTGAGGCTAAAGGTAAGCTGGATGCCGTCCAGCTTAAAGGCCTGATCGACCTGGCACTGGCTAAGCTTGACAAGGAAACTGAGCTGGCGGTCGCTGAGGTTAACACGAAGGCGCAGAACACTGTTGAGAGAAACAAGTTGGTGTTTAATGTTTGGCAGGCAATACACGATGCCGCCCACGAGTTAGGCCTAGCCCAAGCCCAGTTAACGGCGACTGGGCCAGGCCAACCTGGGCCAGGCCAACCTGGGCCAGGCCAACCTGGGCCAGGCCAACCTGGGCAAGGTCAGCCGGCCCAGTCCAACCAAGGAGGACAAGGACAGTGATCAATGACCAACCAACGTCAGACATGCAGGCTCATGACAAAGTCTACGCGTCTCACCCAGAGCGGAAAGGCTCGAAGCCGCCGGCCCAGGCTCCGATTAAGAACCCGGACATTACTATTGGCGGCGCGGCCAGCCTACCGAGCAAGCAGGAAGTTAATCAGTACCGGCAGCAGAACCCGGAGACCCTGCCTACCAGGGTACCGGACACGATCTAAGGAGGAAACAAAAATGGAACACGACTTTCTTAAACCAAGCCGTAATGGCGGCGGTGACCAGAACAGCTGGAAAAACAACACCGATTATAATCTGAGCAACCGTGACCACTCTGCTAAAGAAGCGGAAGGCATGGCGGCTCTGGCCCGCCCTGGTGGACTCTCGAAGCCCTCGACCACAGGCAACGGTGCCTACACCCAGGACACCGACTTCGTGGCTACGAATGATGACCAGGGTGGCAAGCGGGACAGCGAGCCCGGCAGAGGATAAATTTCAAATCGGCTTCAACCGTTGAGCCTGAATCAGCGGTGAAGGATACATGGAGGATTGCATGGCAGACGTAACTGTGGCATCAACAACTGACGATCAGGCAGCTGTAAACGCGGCGGCCGGCCTTTCAGCGGCAGCTAGTCAAGAGCAACAGCAGGAAGAAAATCAACCCGGTTCTGGTGAGCAGGAAACCCAGACCACAACTCAGGAAGCTGAAGCTGAAGCGGAAGGCCAGGAAGCTGAGGGTGAAGAGGAGCATCATGAGGAACCCCGCCGCCCGAAGAACGCAGTCCAGAAGCGCATTGATAAGCTGACGGCCCGAAACTATGCACTTGAGGAAGAAAGAAATCAACTGACGGAACGGTTAACGCGGCTGGAGCAGACAGTTAACCAGCAGCCGGCCGATAAGCAACCACAATCTCAAGCTAACCAGTTTAGCAAACCAAAGCCGGTCTCGACCGATCCGAAGTTCAAGGATTACGACGAGTACACTGACGCCTTGACTGATTGGAAACTGGAGAAACTTGAATGGGATAAGCAGCAGAAGGCTGCCGCCGAGCAGCAAACTGTGCTAGCCCAACGGCAGGCCGAGACCTTTAAGGCCTATAACCAGGCTGTGTCTGAAGTTCGTGGCGTCCATGATGATTTTGATGAGGTGGTCGGCCGCACCGACCTGCAACTCCCGATGGCAGTCCAGGTCGCAATCGTCGGGATGCGGGATAAGGGGCCTGAGATCTCCTATCAAGTAGCCAAGGACGAGGAACTTTGTAACCATCTCTGTGACCTGGCTCTCAACCACGGGGACGCCGTGGCCCTGACTGAGTTTGGCCGCTGGCTAGCCTCGGTCGAGGAGCCTGAGGGCGAGTCGGTAGCCGTTGGTGGTGGTGGTGGGAATGAGCGGCCTGTAGCCCGGACCTCCAGCAAACCTGCTCCGATTCGTCCTGTTGGTAACAGCTCGACCCGGTCACAGCTCTCACTGGACGAGCTACCGTTCCGAGATTACCGGCGCATCCGGGACGAGGCCGAGAAGGCGAGGTTCAGGCACTAATTCTCTATTCTGGAATAGGAAATGGTGTGATATAATAAGCCTAATCCGTGTAAAAACGGAGGCGGACTGAAAGTTAGTCGACTCTTGGGCACACAGATAAGACCCAAGTTTTAAGTTCCCTGTTAAGGGAGTGGAGGTCATGAGTGACCAATTCCACACACCAGGTAGGGTAGAAGTTGGGCGAGTTGGTCAAAGCCTGACGTAGCTAGACTGGGGCGGCGGTAGTAGGTGCTACGACCGAATGCTGACCTAGCCGAAAGTTCGAATCTTTCACTTCTATCCAAACTCTGGCCTTAGACTTTAGATCTTTCGCGGCGTTTAATCCCGCGTCACAGGTTGTTCTCGAAGCTGCTCCTAAAGAAGCTTCGTCTTGATTCAGGTTGCCGTCGGGCGTGCAAAGCGCCCAAAAAGCAGAACCCGTCTCGGCAACGGAAACCCAAAACGAAAACTCTTTTTAAGGAGAAGCTATGGCGAATACTCTCTTAACGATCAGCATGATCACGCGAGAGGCCCTCCGCATCCTTGAGAATAACCTGACCTTCACAAAGTATGTCCGTCGGGATTTTGACGACAGCTTCGGCCGGGCAGGCGCCAAGATTGGCACTGTTCTCAACATCCGGAAACCTCCGCGATATGTGGGCCGCGTCGGCCAGGGTCTTCAGATTGAAGACGCTACCGAAACCAGCGTGCCTCTTACCCTCAACACTCAGCGCGGCGTGGACATCGCGTTCACCTCGCAGGACCTGGCGTTGTCGATCGACGACTTCAGCGATCGGTTTGTCAAACCGGCTATCGCGAATGTCGCTAACTTCATCGACTTTGACGGCATGGGTCAGTACCTGAACGTCTACAACGAGATCGGAACCCCTGGAACTGTTCCCGCGGCTCTGCTCACCTACCTCCAGGCCGGCCAGCGGCTGGATGAGGAAGCGGCTCCACGAGACAATGCTCGGGCGCTTGTGATCTCTCCTGCCATGCAGGCCACGATTGTTGACACCCTGAAAGGCCTCTTCCAAAGCTCGCAGGACATCGCCGAGCAATACGAAAAGGGCACGATGGGCCAGGTCATCGGCTTCAAGTGGAGCATGGATCAGAATACCCGCACTCAGCAGGTTGGCGCCTACGGCACCTCGGCGCCCACTGTGACGGTTGCGGGGCAGACCGGCAACTCGATCCTCACCACTGGCTGGACGGCCACAACCCAAGTCCTCAACCAAGGTGACGTGATCACGTTCGCTGGTGTGTTCGCGGTTAACCCTCAGAACAAGCAGTCAACTGGTAGCTTGCGTCAGTTCGTTGTCACCGCTAACGTGACCTCGGCTGGCGGCGGTACGGCTACTATCCCGATCTCCGGGCCGGGCGGCCTGGGCATCGTGACTGCTGGCGCCTTCCAAACTGTGACCAATTCCCCGGCTGCCGGGGCAGTCATCACGGTTAGCGGTGCTTCTGGCGTCGGACCTTCGCCCCGTGGCCTCGCATTCCACAAGGATGCGTTTGCCTTGGGTTGCGCTGATCTGCCGTTGCCTGGTGGCGTCGATATGGCGTCGCGAGTCAGCGATAAACAACTGGGAATGTCCATCCGTCTGGTGCGCGCTTACGACATCAACACGGATCGCTTCCCTTGCAGGCTGGACATCCTGTACGGATGGACGACCCTCTATCCCGAACTTGCCGTGCGAGTTGCCAGCTAAGGAGACATGGAGAATAACATGACCAAACGAATCCTCTCTATCGCTTCTCTGCTCACTCTTTTCGCCGGCATCGCGTTCGGCCAACAGGGTGGCACTAACCTGACTCAGACCACGCTTGCTTCTGCCCAGTATGGCGGCCAGCAAGCCGGCCAGAGCCTCAACTATCAGACAACTGTTAACCTGGCCTCGGCTACCGGGGTGCAGGCCGCAAACAACGGGCAACCTATTACCTGGTTGTACGTTGGCGGCGAGGTGGAAGGCGTTCTTACCCTGGTTACCGGGCAGACCACCATCTACAACGTCCTTCGCGGCCAGCTCGGAACAAAGATCGGGTCTCATCCCTCCGGGGACATGGTCCTGCTCTACGTCTCCACTCCGCAGTTTGGAGGCAACTCCGGCTCAGGCGGATTACAGCAAACTGATCCTCCTGTCAACGGCCTCTGCTACTCGGCGTCAAGCCCGATCTTCGGGCCTCCGCTGGTGCAGCAATGGCTCAACGTGTTGACCGGGGCTCAGTGGCTTTGCTCCACGATCACTAACACGTGGGTACCGAGCTGGGATAATCCCCTGGCGGGCCAGTCTCCTAAGTCAACGACTACCGTTGCTTCGGCGGCCGGTTTGATCACACCTTCGGGACCTCTGTTTGAGGTTAGCGGCACTGCAGCTATCACCGGGTTTAACATCCCGGTAGGCTTCAATGCCACGGCTTTCGGCGGGGGCAAGTTCTGTATCAACCCGACCGGTATCTTCACGACCACAACTGCTAACAACATCGCCAAGGCTTCAACTGCGGTGGTGGGGCAGCTGCTCTGCTACACCTGGGATGCGACTGACAGCAAGTTTATTCCCAGCTACTAACCCTTCAGAGGACCTGGGCGAACCTGCCTGGGTCCTCTGTCATTTTCTCTGAGGAGACCTGAATGCTGACACTTAAGGATATCTTGAACGGGCCGCACGAGTATGTGAACGGGGCCTACCGGCCGCTGCCGCCAAAACCAGTTGAAGAAGTGAAACCTGAGCCGGCGAAGAAGCAAGAACCCAAGAAAGGAACTTAGCCTTTGGCCACAGCTAACGAGATCATAGCAAGATCCCTCCGGTTAATCAACGTCCTGGGCTCAGGTGAACAGCCCACTGGCCCTGAGGCCCAGGACGCGCTGGTAACGCTCAACCAGATGCTCGACAGCTGGTCAACGCAGCGCATGGAGATCTTCACTGTGCAGCGCCTGGGGCCTTTTCCTTTGATCTCGGGGCAGCAGGCTTACACAGTAGGGCCTGGCGGCGACATTAACATCCCGCGGCCGCCTTACATTCAGCGCTACGGCATCTTGGACATCGACAACCCAGCTCAGCCGCTTGAATTGCCACTCGAACCGCTGACAGCGGAAGAGTGGGCAGGCATCCCGGTTAAGAACATCCAGTCAGCGTTGCCCTTGAAAGTGTTTGACGATCGCGGGTTCCCGTACCGCACACTTTACTTCTGGTGTGTGCCGAACGTGCAAGTGCAGTTTGTCATCTACGCCTGGATCGCGCTGACCGCGTTCCCAGACCTGAACACTGACATTGAGTTCCCGCCGGGCTATGCAAAGGCAATCGCCTTCAACCTGGCTGTCGATCTGGCCCCAGAGTATGGAAGCGAGCCTTCACAGGTAGTGCTGTCGCAGGCTGCTTCTTCGTTGGCGGCAATTCAGAGCATCAACCCACAGGACTTGGTCCTCCGTTGTGACCCCGCAGTTACTTCACCGCTCCAGGGGATTTACAACTGGATCACAGATAATTACGGCCGAAGTTACAGAGGATAGAATTTTACAAAAAAACCACCGGTGGAACCCGGATGAAGAGGAGAATGAAAATGTCACTGTTTGAATTGATTAACGAAAACAAAAATAAGGGTTATGAACCTGATGGACTTACAGATCATGACCTTGGGGTGTTAGCCGATTGGGCTAGTGAATGGAAAAATTGTGTGGTCAACCCTGATTGGAAAAGAGCTTATGCTTTGATTCGAGAAGGGGCAGATCTTTTACTTCGTCGCCGTGCCCGGTCTTCTATGCCTGCGAATATCTCTCCTCCGGAAACTTTACCGGAACCTTTTGAGCCACAAATGCAAGCGATAAAGGGATAAAGAATGGCAAGGTTTGGATTTTGCGGCCCGACTTACCAGTCAGAGTCGGTAAACGCGGACGCACAAAGGTCAATTAACCTTTACCCTGAGGCTGTTGAATCAGGTCAAGGTCGAACTGCGTATGCCATGTACCAGCGCCCCGGCCTCCAGCTCTTCTGCACTCTGCCTGGCGAGTCAGAAGTTCCGCAGCTCTTTCAGCAGAACGGCCGGATGTTCGCCGCCGGACTTTTCCTATGGGAAATATTCGCCAATGGTACCTTTGTAAAGCGCGGTGCCTTGAACCCGGCCCTCGGCCCCTACATCACGATCGTCGCCAACCAGAACCAACTGCTGATTCTGTCGAACGGCAACCTCTACGTAATGACGTTGACGACTAACATTGTGGCGCCAGTTAACATGGCCCAGTTTAACGGCCCCATCAGCCAGATCGCTTTCTGCGACAGCTTCTTCACCGCAGTACAGCAGAACAGCCAGAACTTTTACACTTCAAACTTGCTTGATGGCACTACCTGGCTTGCGGTGAACGCTGAGCAAATCTCATTGGTCACCGACAACATCGTCAGCCACATTGTCAGTCACCGTGACGTGTGGTTTCTGTGTAGTAAAAGCTCGATCGTATACTACAACTCAGGCGCGACGCTTGCACCCTTCATTCCGATTTCAGGGGCTTTCGTCGAGCAGGGCTCAGCCGCGGTCGCCGCGGTGTCCAGGCTCAATAACAGCATCTTCTGGCTTGGGCAGGATGAGCGTGGAGCCCTCGTCGCTTTCATGGCGAACGCTTACACCCCGCAGCGTGTGTCAAACCACGCGATTGAGAACCAGTGGCAGCAGTACGCAGTGACATCTGATGCTACCAGCTTTGCTTGTGAGTTTAACGGCCACGTCTGGTGGGTGATCTACTTCCCGACGGCCAACAAGACCTGGGTTTTTGATGTAGCTACCACTATGTGGCACGAGTGGAGTTACCTGGACCCTAAGCAAGGCCCTGTGGCTTTTCGAGGCCAGTGCCACTGCTTTGCCTTTGGGCAGCACTTCGTGGGGGACACGGAGACTGGCGCCATTTACCAGGCCTCTATCCAGTTCAACACTGACTTTGGCACCCCGATGCAGAGGTTGCGCCGGGCGCCCGCCATCTCAAAAGAATTAGAGTGGCTTCAGCACTATGCTATGCAGTTAGACCTGGAGACTGGCCTCGGGCCTATCCCTCCGCTGCCCGGCACTCAGAATCCGACCTTCATTACCTTGGCCGACGCCAACGGGGTCTTGTGGGCTGTGGGGGTTAATGCTCTTGGAGTCTTAACGACCACGCAAATCAATACTCCCTTACCTCAGCCGGTCCCACAGACTGTAGTGTTGATGGACATTGACGGGCAAAATACCTATTGGCTGCTGACGGTGTCGACTCTTGGAGTTTTGACGACTCAACTCGTATCTGTGCAGCCGTTACCTGGGTGGGCAGTGCTTCCGACCTTGAAGTACCAGGTGAGTCTGATCGGTTCGACCAACGCGCAGTTGTTCACCAGCGGTTCGTTGAATAGCGCCCAGACTACCTTGACTTTGAACCTGACCGGCGGGTCTTATCCTGCTACGCCGGTAAGCGTGCAGAACGGGGCGACCTTGCTGGTCGCTATTCTGGCATCGCGAGGCGGCCCGGCAGTTATTACTGACAGCCTCTCAAACAATTGGCAATATCTTACCGCTTACACAGATGCAACGACCGGGGTGACGGTGCAGATTGCCTATGTCTACAACCCGATCATCAGCTCGCAGGACACCTTCAGCCTGGCGAATCAGAATGAGTCCTCAGCTTTGGTCTACGCTTTTACCGGAACCTTGCAGGCTTCCGGCGTTGTTGATATGTTGAATGGAGTGGCTTCTTTACTGCCGTCGCCCTTCCAACCCGGTGCTATAAACCCAACGGCAGGCGACCTGGTAGTCGCGGGTTTTGCTACAGCCGGCCAGCTTCTGACCGCCCCGACTATTAACGATGGCTTCTCAACTTCTTTAGTGGCGGGCTCGGCCGGAACCGCAGGCGCCGCCGGCGCTTTTCTGCTGAATGCTCCGGCATCAACTCTTGATCCTACCTGGACTTCACCTCTATCAGGTGTTCCAGCCTTGGTTAGTTTCTTCTGCCCAAGCTCGGTAATTGGAGACGTTACCGGGCCAATTCCTAATAGCTACCAACTGACAGCGGCCGACGGAACGCATCTCTTCAACCTTCAGGTTACAAGCCTTGGTGTCCTGCAAACTGTGGCAAACGGCACGGTGGGCCGGCCTCCTCAGGTTTATTTGCGGTGGTCGGATGATGGAGGCCACAACTATTCAAATTACTATGCTCTTCCTTTTGGCTTGGCCGGCGCCTTCCAGACCCGAGTCATCTGGCGTCGGCTTGGGAGGTCGAGGCAGCGGGTTTATGAAGTAAGCTGCACTGACCCAGTGCCGTTTCGTATTGTGGATGCCTACGTCAAGGCGAGCGGCGAGTTTCAACCGCAGGAGCGCATGGTGCAGAGCTACAGGAAGGTAGGTTAGGATGAGCGTCAATACAGGCACGGCAGGCTTTCTCCGAGGACCGATTGTTAACCCGGACAGGACGATCAGCCGCGACTTCTTGAAGTTCGTGCAGAACGTGCAGGCCTACAACAGCCAGCAACAAGCCTACACTGTGGCTCAACTGCCGAACAACAAGGACTTGGTTGAGAGCCAGACAGCCTTTGCTGTGAACGGTCGCAAGGTAGGAGAAGGACCGGGAGGCGGCAGCGGGGTGCCTGTCTACTGGTCTACTGGTTTTTGGCGCGTTTACTCTACAGACCAACCGGTGGCTGCATGAAGATCCAGAAGCTCAGGACAAACGCCTATGACGTGCTCGACACAGTGGCCGGCGGCGAGAAGCCCAACCCGACTAACTCTGTGGTAATGGTTGCCACTGACGAGAAGGGCGAGGTTATCGGCCGCATCTTCCTGCTGACGCCGGCCCACATTGAGGGAGTCTGGGTGAAAGAGCAGTATCGAAACCAGGGGATCTTTACAGAGATGGTTGGCAAGATGGAGCAGGAAGCCAAGACTTATGGAATCACAACTCTGTTTGCCTATGGGGTGAACGAGTATATGGACCGGCAGATCGAGCGGTTGGGCTACAAGAAGCAGCCTTTCACTGTGTGGACGAAGGAGATATAAGATGCCAGCAGCCTTAGGGATTGGAGCCGCGGGGTCAATCATTGGCGGTATCATTCAGGGTAACGCCGCCGGTAACGCGGCGGCGGAGCAGGTAGCCCAACAGCAAAAAGCTTTGGCTGTTGAGCAGGCTAATCAGGCTCAAGGCATTAACTACCAAAACCAGCAACTCCAGACCACACAGGGCCAGCAGCAACCCTACCTTCAAGCCGGCACTCAGGGCTTAGGTAGTCTTGAGAACCTTCTTGGTGTTGGTGGTGGAAACGGGCAAGCCGGCTACGGAAGCTTGCTGCAAGGATATGGGGCTTTCCAGGCTCCTACTTTGGCCCAGGCCGAAAACCAACCGGGCTACCAGTTCCAACTTCAACAGGGCCTGAACGCCTTGCAGAACTCAGCCGCAGCACGCGGGACACTTCTTTCTGGCGGTACTGCTGCGGGCATTGAGCAGTACGGCCAAGAAGCGGCGCAGCAGGACTACTCCAATGTGTATAACCAGATGCTGGGAACCTACCAGACCAACTACAACACCTTTGCCCAGAACCAGGCGAACGAATATAACCGCCTGTCTGGCCTGACGGGAGTCGGTCAGGGTGCGGCAAACGTGCTTGCGGGAGCT